AAATATGAATTTTTTAACTCGCTATGCAGATAATTGGTTCTTGATGGACACAGCGGTGGACATCCCACAGTAACTACCCCATCAACGACTGGCCTGCATATTACACTGTAGCGTCGAAATCGTCAGCATACGATCTCTTCATTAACATACGATGTTACATCACCGGGCAGTCGTCGAACTCGCCAGACCGCGCATCGTTGATGATGTAGGTGATCACCCCGAACACTGGCCGAGAAGTATCTGATGCTTCATTCTTGTCCGGCAACCTCTCACGCTTCCCATTCTCCAGATTCTCCAGATGCGGCTGTGGATGCGTCCGGTATCGCTTAATCCTGAACTCACCTTCGTCAGTGCAAACCAGCAGTGATCCGTCACACGGAGTTAGCGATGCGTCGACAACGAGAAGAGCCCCGTTGAGATTACGCGGGTATGAATAATGAGTAACAAGCCGTAGCCCGATCCTGAACTTGATGGGCTGCGGCTGTTTATTTCCTTAGTCTGGAAGTGTCGGCCAGCCTGGTTTTTCAGCGCGCAGATCGACACGGCTAAGCAGCACACGATAACGCTTCCAGGCCAGCAACCTGGCTTTTTCATCATCACTGGCCAGATCAACATCTACCGCTTCCTGCAGAGATTCGATAATGGCATCAGCTTTTGTTCTCTGTTCTTGTTGCACGGAGAGGTTGTCCAGATATGGGATAACCGGGCGTGCCCCTTCTACAAGAGTTTCACCGTCTACCAGACTTTCAGGGCCACTCACCGCACGGTAACTTGTTTCTGTTACAGCCCAGTATTCTTTATCTGGCATAGGTATAGCCTCCAATATCGAGATAGAGTCCACCACCAGACACGGCGGACAGGTATTGATAAAAAATGTTAGGGTACGAGCGGAACGGGATCTCCGCTGTAAACTTCCCGTTAATCGGTACGTTGATCATATCGCCTGACGCTTCATTAGTGCTGCCGATGGCAGCCACACCTGCGGTAGCGCCGTTGTTGGCAGACAGTAAACAGGTAAGTGCCGTGACTGGGTTAAGAGAACTTACGTCTACAGCCGTTCGCGGTGTCGCTGTCCCTCCGGCTAATACGCGGTTAACGGTGTACCATGACCCCTGCAGAAATGCCCTTCCATCAACCGTGTTAACCCCGCGCACACCGTTCGATGCATCAACACGGAAACTGCCGAGATAACGGCGTGACGTATCACCTGTCTTTGTATGCGCCGGATAAGCATATGGTGTTGGCACAGTGGTGGAGATTTCAATCGCAGGCGTTCCATTGTTTGAATACAGGTAAACGTGATACCAGGTTGACGCTGTGGTAGTCCCGATAATTGCCGTAACTGGCACCGATACCTCCAGGGGAGCGCCCGTAGAGGGGATCACAGCTGCGCCAGCAGAAACCGTTACTGTCGTTGTCGACACGGTCAGATCTAACCCTCGGATAAAGCGCTTGTTGATCGAATCTGTTAAACGGCTGTTTACCTGCTCAATTCTTGCCGCCAGTGTCGCGGCATCCATGCTGCCGGGGTTATTGATACGTCCAAAGAGTTGCCCCCAGATAACACCAACGGCCCGCGCTGCCAGAATATCGCTGGCGGTGTCTTTATAGACATCACTTGCCCTGGAAAGGTCAATACTCACCTGTGACGCGGTCGTGGTTGAAGCGCTTCCAGCCTGAGCGCTGTTTGGATAGGTATTCGTGGGCGCGAATACGCCGCCGGTTGATGCTGTATTAGCAAAAACACCCGTTCCGGACGCGCCGATCGTACCTTTGGCGTTTGGCGCTTCCCCATGGAAAATGCCTGCCTGAGCTGTTGTACCACCGGTTAATGCCACCTGCGCAATAGAGCCAGCCTGCACGCCATTGTAATCAGGGCAGCGGAAGTGGTCCGCATCAACCTCTGCGAATGCCTGACGCAGCTTAGGGTCTGCCAGCCATTGAGCATTAGTGACCACAGGTAGTGATCCTGAGGTCATTGCAGACTTAACGCTGGTGTAGGTCGCATAAGGCAATATCTGCCCGTCATACGCAACGCCACCAGTGGGGATTGTTGCGCGCGTGGGCGAATACATTGGCAGACCGAGCGGGATAGTGGCCACGCCGTTTATGGCAGCAAGCGCGGCTTCAACATCACCGATAGCAATACGATCCGCTTCTGCTTCCTCAGCTGATTGGGCCGCATCAGTCTTTGACTGTGCAGCGCTCGCCTCCGACTGAGCCGCGGCATCAGCTTTCTGTGTTGCTGTAGTTGCTGCGCTTTCGGAGGCGGTTTTATTCTGCGCAACCTCTGTCTTATCCAAAGCTACCTGTTGCGCGTCCACATGAATCTGAGCAGCCAGGATTTGAAGAGCATCCACATCGATGCTGTTAAGTAACTCGACAATCTTCAGCCATGACGGGCCGGAGAACGTTGAACCGTCAGGAAGCCTGACAGTGATGTTACCATCGTCACTGAAGATAGCCTGCCAGTTCTGCTTGTCATAGTTCAGACCACGCAAAGCTTCCGTTGTCTGTGCTACCAGCTCTGCCGTTAACTGGTTTTGCGTGGCGCGGGGAATGGCATTCCATGCAGCACCTGACTGCGTCGGACCGGGAAAGGCGCGAATGAGCGTTAATGATGCCGGGCTTTCAACTGATTTTACCGGGAGCGTATAAGTGATACCGCCCACAGTGGAGACAATAAAATCACCTGCGGCGAGTTCTGTTGCGAATGAGGTTCCGGAACCGCCAACAATAGCGGACCCGTGTGACAGGGTGATAGTTCCTGCAGACATATGCGCTCCTTTCGGGCAATAAAAAACCCCGCCGGGGCGAGGTTTATTCAAAAATGCTTGAGTTACTGGCACGTGGTACTACTGAAAGTGTTTGCGCTAACCCATGACCAGTTAAATGGGTAACCGGCGCGGTATTGGGTCTGGTTATTTTGCTTTCGCACTCCGTAAATCTGGACGATGTTTTCCTGTCCGCCGATTAGGGCCGTTCCGGTACATATGGGTTGCTGCTTCTGAAGAACGCCAGCGCAACCAGAGAGCAATACAGCCACCGCCAGGCAAAAAATCATGTTTTTCATAGTGGTTATATCCCAGGGTATTAACGAAGCTAAACAATATCAAGATGAATCAAAGGGGTATAATTGATTCTGTAGATCAATTTCATAAGATTGATCGCTGAAAACGATCAATCGTACTTGGCGCAGTTAATGGCCATAATCACGTTTCTCAGATTTGAATACGCGACGTTCTGAAGATTTCCGCCGGGCGTTGTTTGTGGTCTGGCGAATATTCGCGTATTGCCTCCCTCAAGTTTTGCCATGCTCTTGTAAATCGCCGAGTAGGGCTGCGGCTGGCCGCCAGCCGATATAACTCCAGTAATTAGACCCAGCATGCAAGGCATACAGGCCCATTTCCCCGCCAGCGTGGTATTGATGTTATAACCTGAACTTGCATCTACTCCGGCAGTACCGAGGGTTACCACATCACTGAGTGTGCGCGTTTCGTTTGTCAAAATAAGCGTCCCTGACGCATCCCAGACGGCCAGCCCGTAGTCTGGCTTTGTCTGTGGGAAAATAGAGAAAAAATAAACGTACGCTGTGCCGGTTGCATTTGGTCTGAGGAAATCAACTGTGATGGTGTTCCCGCTTATCGTCTGGGTGATTTCCACCTCAACAGTGCAATGAACAAAGGCGACAACGGGCTGACCTGAGGGAAATGTGTGCGTCACTTTGGTATTGAAACCCGATGTCCCCTGAAGTTCTGCTGTCTTCCGTGCCTGCAACGAAATAGGCGAACTGTTAGCGGTGACCCATACTTCTCCGGCCGTCGTCGTCAGTAAAACGCCATACTGCGCCATTTATGCCCTCTCTATCTGGAAAATGAGATACGCCGCGGCCGCAGGCTCAGTCCCTGCGGAGTAGTCGGTATCGCCTACTGCCGATACCGTTGCGGTCCCACCTGAAATAGTGATCTTCCTCCGGCTCGTTCCCCACTGATCACCGTTCATGACCTGAAAATAAGTAAGCTTACACCCCGGCGGAAGCACGACTGAGTAAGTGCCTGTTTTCTGGTTCTGAGCCAACTGAAGATATCCACTTACACTGACTGGCTTAATCCCATAGTTGTTCACCCTGCCTGAGGCGTCCCAGGTTTCAACACCGTACTGAGCCATAGCTGTTCATCCTAAAAAAAGAGCCCAGTCTGAGGCCCAATGTTTACCACGTTCCCGTAATTCTCCCGATCTGCACCCTCAACACATTGTTGGCGTCACGCACACTGATTGTCTGGTTTGTCTGTTTCATGGCTCCCTCTCCAGCTGTCGAGCCGTAGTTCTCGAATGTTCCTGATTTATCCAGCCTCCATCCGACAGACCCAGCAACGTAGTTATTAGACTGGATAAAAGCCCCAATTTTTGCATTGGTTATTGTCCCGTCCTGAATGAATGCCGAGCTGATAAACACCTGACCATTCACCACTGCGAAAGGAGAATACTGCGTGTCTCCACTGCCACTCATCAGCACGAACTGGTTAGCGTTGAAACCGACCCGTGTCACAACAGGTTTGCCAGCCTCAGCCAGCACGGCAATGGACATCCCGGCGTTATACATCACATCGTTGATGCGAACTCCTGCCTTCAGGGTATAAATCGCCGTGGCGCCGTCCGCATCAACAACTGCGGTCAGCTTATCTTCAAGCGTTGCAGTGACGTCCTCAATTTGCGCCTGTACAGTAGTAGAGAGTTCAGCCATAGCTTTATCAACTTCGGCTATTGTCGTTCTGACAATGAGGATTTCAGCACGGACCTCACCATACTGCGCCCACTGGTGATCAACCGTTGCGTTGTTCGCCAGTGCGTTTTGCAGTGCTGCTTCCAAATCTGTATCAATGTCACTTGTAAGCCGATCGCCATCGGCAGAACTAAGGAAGTCATCGGCGATATCACCCAGATAGTCATCGGCGTTATCGTTAGACATGCCGCGAATCCAGTCGGTCCAGTCACTGTGGTTGCCAATGCGATCAACTAGCCTCGCCCGGTACCAAAATTCAACACCGGCTTTCAGGCCTAGTTGTGTATAGGTATGCTGAGGGTAAGGAACACCTGACAGCAGTAGCGGGTTATCGCCATTACCGTTTACAGAGTAATGAAGCTCTGTCTGTAAGGTGTCATCCGTATCCGCCGGGAAGGACCAGTCAACCTGTATACCCCAGTTTATTGCCGTGGTACGAAGCCCGACAGGCTTTGGAACTTCACCGATGCGCCCCTTAAGGTGCGTCAATGCCGAGGTTGCCCAGAGGCTTGATGCACCGCCCGAGTTTATGGCGCGGACACGAACGAGATAATCCCCCTCAAAAATCCCGGATACTTCAAGATTTCTGAGCCCGGTCTGCGGTACGTTTATCCATTCATTGCTCCCGCGTTTCCATTGCATCTGATACGCGACAACGTCAGGCTGTATCTTTCCGTCTTTATCAACTGGCGGTTCCCACTTTACAACCATCGTCGCAATACGCTGCCCCTGTCTAACCGAGTCATAGCTTGAGATAACGATATTACGCGGTTGAGAAACGATACCCGTAGGGATCATGCTAATCGGAGGTGAGTCCAAGCGCGCATTATTATCGACAGCATCATATTTCGAGGCGTTGTATTCAGCCCCAGTGATGGTGAAAGTGTTCTCCTCATCATCAAATTTTAGGTTTGTTACCCTGAAATACTGCAGGCGCAGCTGACCGGCATCGATTACGAACACGGCATTAGGTAACGGCGCCGCCCTGAACGGCGTATTCACAATCAGCTGAGTGCCATTTACGGCCTGTATCACCCGACTTTCAACGGTACCGCCCTGGGTGCGAATCATCAGCGTATCGCCCGCCACCGCGCTGGTACCTCGGTCAGTGGTCACGGCCTTAAGCCCCGCGTTATACCCGGTGATACGCCCGCCATAAACTCGCCCTGACAGGCGTTCATCTGCAAACGCAAATACGGTGCCCGGCACGAATACAAAGCCATCAAGCCCGGTCTGAAGCGTGATAATGCGGTCAAGTGAGTTGGAATAAACCGCCCACCCGCCACGCCGCTGCGCCTCGCTCTCACGCGTACAACCGATCGCGGTGATTTGCGTCTGCTTAAATGTAAACTGCTTAACCAGTTCCGGGAACATCACTGCGGTGGTGCGGTCCTGGTAGTGGTTATCCGGATCGCTGAAGTTAATCAGCGCGCTGGAGAAACGGTTTTTCTCACTGCCACTCGAGTACACCGGTTTACCCACCACTGAGGCGCGAGTTAGGAGCTGCAACTTCGTAGTGTCCGCCGGCATGTCAGAGACAACGTTGAACATGTTGTTGCCCCAGAAAGTCATTCCGTTGAAGCCCGCGGCGATATCCTTGATGACCTGCCAGGCATCAGCCTGCGACTGGATGTAAACGTCAAACATAAAGCGTGGCTCGGTACCGCTTCCGCCTTTCCCGTCGGGTACCTTCTGGTCGCAGCGCTGGGCGATGCGATAGAGCTCCCACTTATCGAGCATTTCTGGCGTCACGCGGCGCCCAAGGCCGAAGCGCGGCTCTGTCAGCACATCGAACCAAATCCACGCCGGGTTGTTCGTCCAGCCCCATTTAAACGTCCCGTCCCATGTTCCGCTATAGGTCCGCGCTATTGGATCATAGTTCGAAGGGATTCGGATGATGCGTCCCTTCGGCATGCAGGAAATCTTAGGGATGTTGTTGAATGACTTCGCGTTAAAGGACACGTACAGCAGCGCTGTGTGTGGATATCTCAGGCGAGCATCGATCACCTCAGTAATCGCTTGCACCTGCGTTTTGTTCTGCAGCATCTGGCTGGTGCTGTCATTGGTATCACGCACCACTCGAATCTGCCAGCCAGTGCTTGCTTTGGGAAGATTAATACGGTGGGTTAGTTCGTATAGCGAACTGAGCTTCTCTGTGACGGTTTTAGTCATGACTGTCGTGTAAGCGCCACCGTCCACCGCCAGATCAATATGGTACTGAACCGTAGTACCGACAATATCCCCATCGTTTTCCTGCTGTTGTAAGCCAGGGATGCCAATACGTACCAGCACCGCGTCAATCTGGGTGTTGCTCAGTGCGCGGGTCCATGGTGTGGCCTTTGTCAGCGATACGCCAACCGTAGTTTCATTCTCGACTGCAGGGAATCCCGGTATTGGTGTCTGGGTCTGTGTGCCAGGCCGGAAATCCCATGACACATTTTCAAAATTCATCGTTCCGTCGGGGTTTCCCAACGGCGTACCGTCCAGAAATATCCGGGTCGCATCCAGGCCACCAGCAAACTCACCCTCCCCGAGCGCCAGCAGCATGCGGCAGCGCGCCATTGACTGCGCCGAATCGGGCTGTTCTACGGGTGTGTGCTGCTTCTGGCTGCCACCCTTTGCACCAGTGATCGCTTCCATATTACATCCATAAAAAAAGCACCCAATTAGGTGCTTGATATTCAGAAAGGAGTTTTCAGATGTCTTCTGCGACTATGCCGGCACTGATGATGGCGCCGCCAATCTCGCGCTCACCATAAAGAAGCGCGACCGGGTTACCCATCGCAAGGGTATTCACCGAGCCACCGAAGGCATATGAGGGTTTATTGTCAGGATCGTCTCGCCCCTGAAGTCCTTTTGGCTGGGGCGAAAGCATCTGGTAAATTCCACCTGCCATCATACCGATACCAGCGGAGACCATTCCCGCGCCAATGACACCTGCTGAGCCGAACGTCATGCCCGTGACGACGATGCCCGCCACAACCATGACAGCACCCAATATTGTCTGGAACAAACCAGCTTTTTTTGCCCCTTCCATCACTGGTGCTATACGAATATCTGTGCTTCCGGCCAGGTTCTTAAAATCATCCGCGCCAATGTTGCGCCTGCCGCGAAACACCGCGAACGTCATGCCATTCTTTTTGGCGTTCAGAAGATAGCTTTCCAGCCCGTCCAGGTTGATGCAGAGCGCCTTCACTGCCTCTGCTGAAGTCTGCACAGCCAGCCTGTGAACGCGGCCAAATCGCGCCCCCAGCGCCCCATACAGTCGAATTGTGGTTAAGCGCGCCATGGCTGTATCTCCTGCGGCAGGTCTTTGTGGCGAACGCAGATCATGGTCCGGTCTTTGAAGTAACCGCGGGCATACGGCGTGATGCAGGATGGCTGCCCGTACAGGTGGTGAAGCAGATCACCTTCCTCGGTGATGATCCCCGCGTGGTTCCACTTAGCGGATTCAACCTGCATGATGACCATGCAGCCGGGCGCCGGGTCGCATTCGACAAACCCTTCCCGCTCCCAGTTCTCGAAATACAGGTTGTCCGGGTACTGACTTTCCCACCACGGGTAATCCACACGGAAATCGTTAAGCTTCACGCCTTGAGTGGCATGCCAATCCATTACCAGTCCCCAGCAGTCATTTGAGCCCAAGATAAACGGACGCCCGATAAGGGGTACCGCCTCCGGCATTATCTCAGCGTATTCGTCGCTATCCGGCGCGTAAATACCCCAGACCACGCCGGAGTTGTTGCATTGCTGGCGGTCCAGATCGGATGGAATGGGCCTTGCTCCATCGCCAGGATGGGAATGGATGACGCGCACTATCGTCCCGATATCTTCGGCGTTCGCCCAATGCTCGCCATCGATGCGGAAATGCTCTGTTGGATTTTCGTGGGTGTTTGGTACAGGAATATAGCGCTGGCGACGGCCAGACTGAATAACGAATCCGCAGCTCTCGCGCGGAGATTCCTCCAGCGCATGAGCCCGGATAGCTGCCAATATAGTTTTATTCATTGCTACGTCCGGTTATCGGGTGAAGAGAACGGTTGCCGGAAAGCCGCCAAAGTCGAGAATTGCCGCGTTAGGATCTGCCAGGCCGGCGCCAAATCGTTTACGGCAGTCACTGAAGCAACCACCACATACATCAAGGGCAGGATCTGAAACCTGATTCCCCTTCGCGTCGAAATATGCCGTACCGTTATAGGTGCATCCATCGCCGCTCCGGTACTGCCCGCGTAGCGCCCATTCACAGAGCGAGGTGATTTGTCGGGTTGGGATAACAAGCCCCTGCAAGTCTGCGGGGCTACTGAGTGCCCATGAAACTACTTCGTCGTCTTCGGCGGTTTTCGTGTCAAGCCAGAAGGTCTGAAGCGTGAACATCGACGGGTCGGCGGTCGGGTTCACCCCACCAGGGTAATTCACGGCATCGAGGTAAACCGAATAGGTGTCGATAATGCTCACTTTGGCATTAACCATGTCTTTAAATTGCAGGCATAGCGCCGTGATATGACCGTCGAGGTTGGAAACGCTGAGTGTCGGCTCTGCGGCCTGGTCTGTTGAAAGCTCCAGGCCTGCTACCTGAAACGGCCAAAAATCGTAGGTCTTGCCACCGAATGCTATTGGCTTTGGTCCAAGCTTTTCTTCTTCACCATTGGCAGCGTCGATCTCTTCCGGTGTATGGGGGAAAGGTGCGTAGTGGAAACGGTGAATACCGCCACTGAACTCTGAGGCGTCAACTTCAACCAGGCGTACTCTGCCACCCGGTGCCAGCATCGCCGCCTGATCTACTAATGCCATTATGCATACACTCCGTAAGCCCGTTTGATGGTGAACGTCAGCTCAGCAAACTTGCTGCTGATCTGATTTTTCCGTACGGAATCGGCGACTACCCGATAAAGCCCCTTCGCTTCGCCGGGCGGCGTGATGATAAAAGCTTTAACGGTATGAGCCAGGAGGAAATCACGAATACTGTTCACCTCTGATTCGGTGCCGGTATGCTTCATTGGCACCTGAATAGCAGTAGAGTTAATGCCATTATCAGCAACCTGCTCATAGCCATCACCAAACTGCGCAGCGCGCACCGTTTGACTATATTCAATCGCCCCAGCACCGAGCTGCGAGCGCCAGCTGTAGGTTTCAACCGCCATATTTACTCCAAAAAAAAGCCTCGCTAATGCGAGGCGGTAATACTGTTTGGTTGCCTAGGCGTGGCCTGGGTTCATTTCTTACCAGGAAATAAAATTACGTTTGTCATATCAGGCTCTTCATCAAAAGCATCTTTATATTGCCTGAATAACGAAAGCCCAATTTCAAGTTCTGCGCAGAGCACTGTGCGATTACCATCAAATCCTTGAGGTGATACAAGGCCGATATTTTCCATTAGTTCAACAAGTTGTCCTGCCCGGTTGTACCCTATTCGAAAATTTCGCTGAATGCCCGATATGGAAACCTTCTGATTAATAACAACCCACTCGATTGCGGGTTCGATCAAAGGATCATCAAAGTAATTATCCATAAACAAATTACTCCGAAGGGGTTGGGCCGCAGCGGCTGGCATAAGAGTTTCCGTCGAGATCTATCCACGATTCATCTCTTCCATCGGGATAAATAGCTTTTTCTCCAACTTCATAACTCACGCCTTTCGAAAACATCCCTTTCGAGGTCATCTTTAGATGAACATAAAAAGGATGATATCCAACATACGCACCAAACCCATTTTTGCCAGCGACTCTGCCACATACGAAACCACTGACAACATCCCCGGACTCCTGGTTCTTGTCCATGTTGAACCTAACCATTTTGAACTTGGCGCTATCCGGGTCCATCAACCCATTTGCAATTTCTTGCTGCCCAAGTTGAATCGCTTTTTCCTCTGAAGGTTTACACGCAGCAAGTGCGATGCAGGCTAAGCTTAAGCAAATAATTTTTTTCACAATCATCCCCTGACTATCATATTTTTTCTAATAATAACCAGGGGATATGAGAATGTAACGCGATGAGCTGATATTACTTTTTCACAAACCTCCCGCCGATAGCCCCATCATCCCTGATGGCTCGGATGATGCCTTCCTGTACGTATTGCTTCATCCTCTCCGCTAACGCCCGGGCTGCCGCATCTCCCCCCCCGCTAGTATTTGTTGTCGCGTTACCTTTGTTATCGACATAGATATCCACGTTGATTTGATGCCCAGAACCACCAGCACCATCCGCCCTCACACCGAGACGCCCCGCAGAATCACGAGTTAGCGGCATGATTGCTTCAGCTCCAGCCTCTGCGAAGACTCCGCCTTTCGCAAACTTAGATGCGCCCTGGAAGGTGAAATACTGAGGAGTATCGTAAACACCGTTCACATACTTACCAAGGCCAGGAGAGTCATAGACGCCACCTTTAGCATTGAAGGTTACGCCAGCAGCGGCGTTTGCGTATGACCCACCAGGAGTGCTGCCACCGCCAATGCCACCGCTTATCCATCCCATAGCTGCCTGTACCGCATAGGCGACCAGTAACCGGTTGGTCACCTCGGCGATCATCTTTAACATGGATTTTGTGAATTCTTTGAGGCTGGCAGTACCAGTTGTGACCAAACTGGTCAGCATGTCGGAAAGGCCACTGAAGGTGGATCCAGCCACGTTACGCATTGCTTCGAACGTGTTAGTTGCAGAATCCGCATAATCAGCCCATCCGCGCTTTGCTCCAGCCTGCCAATTACTGCGAAGTTCGTCTTCCTTCCGGTATGTCTCTTCCTGCTGAGCCAAAACTTTTTTTTGCGCGTCAGGATTGAAGGCATAGGTCTCAGACAAACGCTGACGTGTTGCCGCCCGCTCTGCCTCCCTGGTTGAAGTCCCTTCAGCTGCCGCATCAATTTCTGCTTGCTTAGCTGCCTGCTGTTGAGCAAATTTGGTCGCCTGATCGGCAAGAGCATTCAGTTTCTGCTGTCTTGCGATCTGATCGCCCAATGCGGCATTAATATCAGCCTGCGCGAGAAGTTTATCCTTATTGGCGAGCAGTGACTTCTCATCAATGGTAAGCGCACGGCCTTTTGGATCATTTGCCGTTGCCTCGAGAATACTGATTTTGGAAATCAGTTCCCATTGCTGCTTACGCTGCTGACTGATTACATCGTTAATATCACGATGTTCTTGAAGCGTTTTTAGCTGAGCTTGCAGAGCTAAAGTCTCAGCATTGTACGTGTCGGTTGAGCGATCACCTGCAGAAACCTTAACGGCTGGAGTTTTGGGCGTTTTGTTTGGGTGAAATTGCTTGTTTATCGCGTCAACTGCCTGTTGGCGTTGTTGATCACTCCATTTATCAGGAGCAAGTGCGACATTTTTCCACAATTCAGAAAGGGCTTTACTGCGTTTCTCTTGCCAGGTGGCAGATTGCTCGAGGATGCGGTTTCTATAAATCAGCGCATCGGTGCGCTTATTATCAACCTCTATACCTTTTTGAACAGAAACATTGATATCTTCCTGAAGCTGTGCGGCTTGCTGAAGTGGCCCTATCTGAGCCTTCAAAGCGCTTATCGCAGATAATTGTGCTTTCCTACGTGCGTCATACTCCTGATCATTACTGCTAGCATCATAGCTGTACCCATAGCCTTGACGCTGCCTTTCTGGAAGCAGCGCCTTTTCTCTCTCAGCCAGTTCTGCCTGCATTTTTCGAAGCATATCATTTGGAGCATCAGGGCGACCGATATTCAGAAGCTCGTCCCACATCCCCTTGAGTGCTTTACTGACGCTGCCAGCGGCCCTTTCGATTAATCCCATATTGTCGAGGATTTGCTGACTACGCTTCTGCTCAGCCTGGCTGTAGGCTTTTGCTGCCGCTTCCGCTGCGTCCTCTTTTTCACCGCGACGCTCCAGTGAAGATATGTAGTCGTATTGCGTAGATGTCAGAAAGTGAAGGGTCGAATTAAGATCTTCTGCCGCCTTGGTTGGGCTGGCATATAATTTTTGGAAGTTCTTAATAGTGGTATCTACTGACTGGCCAGTGGCCTCCTGCATAGCCAACGCCGCTCTGGTGACTGTTTCGAGCTGATCGGTTTTAAACGTACCGGCCCCAACCACCTCTGCGAGCGTACGAGCAGCTGCGGCAACTTTACCGCTTGAACCACCAATTTTTTGGGCCAGGTCTGTCAGTTGGCTCGCCGATTTAGCAGAATAATTTCCGGTTAATATGAGCTGCTTATTAAACTCCCCGGCTTCTTGGCTGCCTTTGTACCAAGCTACAGCTATTGCCCCAAGGCCAACCACTAAGCCGCCAATCCCTACTGTCACCGGATTAATGAAACCAATCAGGGTGCGTAAATAATCGCCTACACCAGTCAGCGCGCCCTTGACTCCACCGAACTGGTCTTTAATCTGCCCGCCCTGTTGCAGCAGGATCAGGAACGGCGACTGACCGCCAGCCAGCTGCGTGGCGATATCGGTGAATTGCGCCGGAAGCGTGCGCATTGCTGCGCTGTACTGACCAACGGAGATTCCAGCGCGCCGGGCAGCAGCTTCCTGCCGGGATAGCGCTTCTGGTAATACGTCTGCGACACCAGAGAGGCGCTCACGCGTCTGGTTAAGGATTGTGTTGAAGTGCTCGAACTGAGCACCGTTAATGCGCCCAGCTTCGAAATGGGCCACCAGCTGTGCGTGCTGTTCATCCAACGAATTGAACGCGCGGATAGTCGGGTCGATGGACCCAAGAAGGTTCTTTAACGCTGCGGACTGCTTCTCTGCCGCCTGGGTAGCGGCTAATTCGGCCTGAGCACGCGCCGCGGCTTCTCCGGTGTCGGTCAGCTTGAGGCGGGTGTCATCCAGGATTTTGTTGTATGCCTGAAAGGTATCGGTATCCAGGAAACCTTTGGCCTGGAATTTCAGCAGCGATTCTTGCTGCTCATCCAAGCGGTTTAAGGCCTTGGTAACCGGGTCGATATTCTCGAGCAGCCCTTTGAGCGCGTTCTGCTGCTCTTTGAGTCCTTCGCTGCCTTGCTTCGCAGATTCAGCGCCAGCGCGAAACACGCTATTCAGATCATCTGCTTTATCTACAGCACCGGCCGCCGCCTGGCCGAGTTTATCCAGTTCGTTGCTGGCTGTTTTCAGGTCAGAAACATCGGCCCGCAAAGTAATCGAGGCGATCTGGTCTGTCATTATTTCGTCTCCTTATGCATTACCTTGAGAGCCTCGCTTTCCATAATTTGAAGGTCAGCCATGCAGGCCGCCGCATCCTCAACCCCGTGTAACTCGAACATCCAGGGGAGAACGTTGTAATCAAGGCCGGTCGCCCCGCTCGCGCCGACTCGCCACTGGGTCGCCAGGGAAGAGAAGATGGTGAAGGACCTCCACACCGAGGGCAGGATCCCCACCTCTTCCTCCACGTCCTCAGGCGTCAAACCAAAAGCGCTCAGCTCCGCGAGCGTCGGTCCCGGCGTATACAATGCTGCGGCGACCTGCCTCAGTTTTTTTCGCGGATACCCATCAGCTCTTTGGTGTATGCCAGACCGATGCTGTCGAACGCGCGTGGATAGTTCCGCAGAAGGACAATAACGTTTTCGCGGTTGAACTCATCGGGAAGCGCCCACCCATCAACAATTTCCATGAGGTAGTCGGCCTGCGGCTCGATAGCATCCTTTTTACCTTCGGCGGCCTTTTGCAGCTTCTCGTCCATGGAGCGCAGCTCTTCCAGCGTCTTATGGCGGAAAGTGAACGTCAGCTTGCCGTCTTCGGCGCCAGCGCGCGGAATGCTCGCGGTCACAGAAAAAGTTGGGTTGGGGATCAGGGAAAATTTGGTCATTTCGATTCCTAAGAAAGACTTTGGTTTCAGTAGCGAAGAAAGCCCGGCGTACCGGGCTCGAGTGGTTAGCTGACCGTGACGGTGCAAGCAACAGAGGTGATAGTTTTGCCCGCCGCGTCAGTGACTTCGCAGGTGTAAGAGCCAGCATCACCGGATGCCACAGATGGAATGTTGAACGTCGAGGCGGTTTTGCCAGGAATTGCGGAGCTTCCTTTCTTCCACACGTAGGTGTAAGGGGCCGAGCCGCCTTGCATAACGACGGCTAAATCGAGCGCATTTCCAACACTAACTGATTTGGTTGATGGCAGATCAGTCAGGAACGCCAGCGGCGTAACGGATGAATCGGCGATCGGGTAAATCTGCATATCCGATTCGAAGTTCATGCGCGCTTCGTTGCTTTCCACGGCGTTGATTTCGGTCTTCGGCACCTTCTGGAAAGACACTTTGGCAGAGTAATAACGGTCCGCTTTGCCGCGCGGGTTATGGAACCACACAGCAGTGGTGTCGCTGGATTCGTCAAGTTCACTCAGACGCTTGTAAATTGCCAGCAGCGGATCGTGCGCGAAGGTATAGACCTGCACCACGGCGTTTTTGAAGGTCGGGATGGTACGGGCCTTATCGTCTTCCAGGAACTGCACGCTGATGGTCTGCTGGTCACCACCCTCAGTGGAGAGGGTCATCACCTGCGGCATCGTGATCCACGTGTCGATTTTACGCAGCGTGCCCGCGCCAGTGCCTGCCGGGAATTTGGTGGTGTCAGAGGTATCGAACGAATCCAGCACGATTTTGGTACCGGCTACGGATTTAACGCGCAGCACCATATTATCGAGTTTTAGCCAGCCGGAGCTCACCTGCACTACATCGCCCGCCAGGATGCCAGCGGCAGATGCAACAGTCAGTTCGCATTCAGTAGCGTTAGAGGCAGCGGTAAAGGTGATGGGAGCCTGATAGGCCTTGGCCACGTTCACACGCGAGCCGTTAGGGATTGCGAATGCCATAGCACTCTCCTGAATTTAGGTAATAAAAAACCCGCCGGGCGGCGGGTCAGTAATCAGCGCGGTACTGCATGCTGACAGGGGTGGTGTAGGTGATAGAGCCGGTAGTGCCGTTGGGTGATGATGTGGGGCGATCCTGTATAGGTTGGCGCACCTGCGGCGGGCCATTGATATAAACGGTCAGGTCACCATCCACCAGCGGCAGCCCTTCGGGAAAAGCATCTGCGACAGACTTTGTCATCCCTCTGGCCAGAGTCACGCCGCTACCTGCTGGTGCAATGATATTGAGCTGGAGAATGCCCTGGTATGTACGCAACTGACCTTCCAGGTCCTGCCCCACGGTTTGCGCTGGTAGGACATAAACGCGCCCATAAGGGGCATCATCAGGCGGGGTAAAAGCGATGTTAGGCCAGGCGATCGGCAATCCGAGCGACTCAGCGATAATCGCCACCCGGCTCTCCAGCAATTCAGCAATTCGCATGGACTGGTCACCGGCCATTGCGCACCTCGTTCATTGCCTCGCGGAAGTATATGGCAGCATCCAATGCGGTCAACCCGACCATACCGCCGGGCGCCTGGTTTGAATGTCCGTTCTCCAGTGCCTGGGCATATGGCAGGTTGTTAGTGAAGTAAATCGCGCTCACTTGCCCTACTCTGAACACCTCAAGCACCGCCAGACCGCGGGAGTTTGAACCCTGCCCCGAAGCGTCCGGGGTATCGTTCGTCTCTGTTGGCTGGCTATCGAACCCAACATACCAGTTGTTCTTGAACCGACCACCGACATAACCCTCAGGCTTTTTGATGTCCATCGAGTCGTTTACACGCAAACCGCGCTTTAGTCGTCCCGATTTGGTCAGGTTGGCAGGATCATCGCGAAGGGCAGCATTATGTTCACGCACTGCAGTATTATAAGCAGAGGCCGTTTGGTTCACTTGCCAGGTCTCCGGCTGCCCGACTGGTGACATCTCCACCAACCTACCCAGGATTTTGATACCCGTCCGGCGCACCGCCTCGTCAATCTCCTGCTTTGAGCCATCAACGAACAGCTGAATAGCAGCCAGGAACGGCTGATTTACGGAACTGGACATATCAGGTCCTTAGCTGGATGTTATAGGAGATCAACACGTCTGCCGGCTTAACCGGATTCGGCTGTACCACGCGCCACTTTTGGCCGTCGATATCAATGATGTCACCGATGCGCACTTCAGTTTCAAACGTGGCCGCCAGCTTCTTATCGCCTGTAGCAATCAGAGAGCCGTCGATTTCACGAGTTGAGTATTCAGTGATAACGCCGGTAACGGTCGCGATAACAGGCTCGGTGGTAATCTCTTTTCCGTACTGATCGCGGGTGGTGGTACCGCCTCGGGTCAGTTGGTAGGATTTGCCGTTATCCTTCAGGAGCCGCGTTGCCGTAGCGCGCATGCGGCGATAGTCGATTGCCATGCTACCCCCTTTCGACCCGGACCTGGTTGCCGCCCACTACAAGCCCGCGCAGTGCGGAATAGAACCATGGGAATGACGGAGAAGCTTTATTCGTTCCCGGCTCGTACTGCACAGAGACGGCCCCCTGTACGCTCTCAGCTATGACCGCGCCGCCACCGGAGACCGACGGCGTGAGGTCAATCTCCTGCGACTCAATAGCCAGGCGGCATTGGGCATCAATCAGGCGCTGTGGAATAGCATCATCCTGCAGGTCCACACAATCGAAGCGTACGCCTGAGCGAGGCCAGGATAGAGGCTGAGATGCGCTGGAACGTTGACCGCGCCAGGCCTTCCCTTCCAGAAAGTCCATTGCCTGCATCAGCATCTGGCCGCACTCACCATCATCAGCAGGAATGCTATATCCACGCCCGGCGGCAAATGCCCGCAGGTCTGACACGCTGGCGTAGCTGTTGAAGCCTGGAGAGTTGGGATCGGCAACCAGCATGGTTATTCCTCCAGACGCCAGTCCAGCGCCAGCCAGTTATCCACTTCATCAGGATGAACATCTGCGCGCAGCGGGCCGCCAGGGAATTCTGGGGTGTCACGTACCATGACCACCAGCTCAATACCCTGCTGTTCCTGCTGCTGTTCCTTCTGCTGTTCCTGCTGCTGTTCCTGCTGCTGTTCCTGCTGCTGTTCCTGCTGCTGTTCCTGCTGCTGTTCCTGCTGCTGTTCCTGCTGCTGTTCCTGCTGGGCAGGATTTTTATCAGCGGCCTGCTGAGCTGCAAGCTTTTCCGCTTCACGCTGAGCGCGCTGCTCTTTGGTTAATCCGGCCATTGGGCCTCCTGAAAAACAAAGGGGCCGAAGCCCCCTGGGTTAACCCATGATGATGGCGGAATGACGTGGCGCCACAGCAGCCACACCCCATGCCAGACCCACTTCATAACGCACCTGACGGTACTGGCGGTACAGCGCCACCTGGAAGGTGATGCCAGATACCGGGTCGGTCACATTCATGACGTCATCAGCAGTATCGCCACCTTCAGGCATCGCCGGGGTACGGCTGGCCAGCAGGAATGCCCCGCGGTCAAACGCCATGTTCGGAACGAATTCGCTCAACACGGTGACATCAGCCTGATCTGCCAGATCCTGACGGAGGCCCGGCGCGCTAATAGTGATAGTGGAAGACGTAGCCGCAACGACCAGATACTGATTGTCATCACCGGCGAACTTCACCGCAGTACCTGCAGCAATACCGCCGGTGCCGGCAGAGATAGCGATGATGATATCGCCCTCTTTCTTCGCGCCATTGACCTTATAGCCAGCAGCAGCGCTTTTCGCGGTACGCTTGATGCTGAAGGATTCGTGGAGGTTGAAGCCCATGATGCGACCGATAACACCTTCACGCAGCAGCTGGTCGGTTCCCGCTTCGTTCGCTTTGAAGAGGACAGCCTGCTTACCACGGATGGATGCCATCGCTTCGCCACCCAGCACCATACGCAAATCGGTAGTCGGCGCACCGTTATCGGTCAGGATTTGACGCGCCAACGCAGCATCAGTCAGATCGTCTTTGATGCTGAACGGGGTATTCTTCGGCGCGCCAACAGCGCGGGAGGAGTTGAGGTACAGCGCAGCGAGGTCTGCATCCACTTCGTTCGCCAGCGCACGGAAAGCCTGCTTGAACTGGTCAGCCAGGATGGTGTTGTAGGTACCAGCCGGGCCCAGAGCCAATTGCTCTTCACCATTCCATTTCACCGGGGCCATTTTGGATTTGGTGATTTTGACATCCACACCACCGATGGTCTGGTCGCCAGAATTAGGCGCTGAAGGACCAGGGACAATATCTTCAGTGGTGGCTGCAGGTGCGACTGGCGCACGTACGGTCTGGTCTTTTGCAGCAGCATCCGCTTTCGCGTCACGCGCCACCGCAGGAATAAAACCAGTTTGCTCGCGGGACACTACGTCCAGCGCGGTATAGATGGTCGGGATCAGACCAGTAAGGGTATTGCCTGCCATTTATGGCTCCTTTCGATTTAATCGACGATGCTGACGCCGTCTTTCAGCGCTGCTTGCTTGCCAGCGTTATCCAGGGAATCAAACGCACCGCGTTTCATGGTTTTTTGCCCGGCCTGGTGCTGCGACTGGTGAGAACCGCCGCCGCTGTTACCGGACGCTTTGAGGATGTAATCTTTCTGCGGATGCGACTCGACCAGAGACTCCAGGGCCTCATCAAAGCTGGCTAACTCGCCGGGCTTGGTGCGAGAGAACACCTTATTGCCCTGGCCGTCGTAGGCCACAACCTTCCCTTCTTCGATTTTGAAGTTCTGACCGAAGTAGGAACGCACGAACTCAGTCGGGATCGCCATCTTCTCGGAAATGAACTTAGAGCCACCGAAGCGGCCGCCGATCATCTCGTCGTAGAGTTGAGTTTCCAGCTGCTGGGTCTTGCTGTTTGCTTCGTCCAGCTGCTGTTGGAAAACTTTGGTGATCTCCGCCTTTACCTGGTCAACGGCACCAGCATCGATCAGTTTTTTCTGGTCGATTTTGGTCATCATCTCCAGGGCTTCGAGCGCCTTGGCCGGGTCGGTGATGCCAGAGAATTTCGCGAGATTGGCTTCCGCCGCTTCCTTCGCTTCGCGGTGCGTTTTCGCCTCGCCATTCAGGGAGGTGATTTTGGTCATCGCTGCGACCGCATCAAACGGGATCTCTTTGCCATCATCATGGATGTACACAGGCATACCGTTTTCAACGACCACATTTCCGTTAGCATCAAGTTTCAGTTTCATTGTTTTGCTCCAGCCTTCCGGCCATACGTAATGGGTCATCCGACCCGGGCACCGCGTCGCATCCGCTCAGCGGCAGGCATAAAAAAAGCTGCCCGGAGGCAGCCTGTTAGATAAATTCGATTGTAATTTCGCCGCGTAGCTTGCGGGAGTAAACCTCACTCCGCTTTCGTTTATGGATCCGCAGCGGGTGTGGATGAATGCATGCAACACCTCGCTTAACGTCCGCCCAAACGCAGCTCTTTACCTCATTGCCATTAACAAACACCCTTCGTCTGCCACGGCCATCGCCCACGCAGTGAAAATCATCATTACGCATACCCTATCCCTCAAATGCCGACGCATCCACGCGGCGCAGTTCGTCCAGGGTAAGGAACTCCCCGGCATCGTTGAACATCTCCGGTACGGTGATTTTGCCGTCACGCAGCATCTGGGCTCGAGTAACACCCAGCACCTGTTCCTGCCGCGCGTAAGGCTGCCTCGCAAGCCATTCGGCATAACTGGTATGTGCTGGCACCTGTCCGTCCATTGAGGCGCGCGTGGCGCTGCTCAGCTCGCCTGAGGCTATTTGCATTTCATCCCACGATTTAGTGATCAGGATTTCGCAGGAGCGGCAGCAAAAGTGGATTTTGCCGGGGCCTCGCAGATACGGAATTGCATGGCCCAGCGGCTTGCCATCGAGCGAGTAGAGTTTGCGGTCGCGGATGATGCACCACTGGCTAGTGTGGGTGTCCAGAGTCGAAGACCACTGTTTGGCCTTCACGATATCGCTATTGGCTTGTGCAAACTCCTGGCGCGCCGTTGCTGCCATATGGTTCACCGCGGTGCGGGCAACAACAGCAAGGTCACGACGTGAGGCATTGATAACCCCGTCTTGGCGGTTAAGTTGCGGCGTGCCGGCGACGCGCTTCACGATCTGCTCGACGGTTTCACCCTGAAGAAATCCGGTACGCACCGCACTGGTGATTTTATCCAGCCGATCGGATTCAAGCTTTTGGCCCCACTCTTTCAGCAATCTCCCCTGAAAAGGTTGCGCCACCGCAGAGGCGTAGACCTGCTCTGGGGCAATGCTTTGCAGCGGGACGTGTTTCAGCACCTGCCCGGGTATAAGGCTGCTGAACAGGTCCATCTGATACCCGGTCTCATAATCCGTGTAACGTGCCAGCTCACGCGCCAGGGACGCATTAACCGGTTCGTAGGCTTGATGGTTCAGTTCACGAACACCGGCCAGTAGAGAGGCCAGGCGACGCGCACTGTAGGTATCAGCTCGCTTGCCATCCAGCAGCACCAGCAGCCTGGCGGCCAGATCAGCATCCAACTTGTTCAGCAGCGCGACCATGCGCCGGGCGACGCCGGTACCGTAACGCGTCACGTACAAGCCGTGCGCGATGGTCTCGTCCAGTAGCCTGTCATTCACGGAACGGGCCATATCACACCCCCGGCGGTGGTTCACTCAGTGACGCAGACTCGGCCAGCAACTCGCTCAGCACCGTATCAGGATCCGCATCGGCATCAATCAGGTTGAGTTTTTGCAGGGCTTTAATCGCATCGATACGGCGAAGGTCACCGCCCTGGCGCAGGGACTGAATAGCCAGCGCAGCAGGCGGGTTGAATTCTTTCGACTCAACATCCAGTTCGGTGCGCACATCTACATTGCCGCCCTCCTTCTCGCCGATGTACTCAGCCATGATCTGCAGGATGTTGTCGATCGCGTCTTCGAGGCTGGTGGCCATTGTGTAGAGCGGCGACTGCTCCTGCATTTTCTCTTCGGAGGTCTGATCCACCGATTTGGTAGAGGTGTTCTCCGTCCGGAGCAGCTTCGCGCCAGCCTGCCGCATCTGCTCCACCAACTCTGCCAGCGACTCTTTGCCGGCACCGATAGAGGAGCCAGTGTGCTCGACGTATTCCAGGCCCTGCTTTTGCCGATCGGAGAACGATGTGGCAGACGAAGACCCAATTACCAGCTCTTGGTTTTCTTCCAGCCCGAACACCGTCAGTATCGGCACCCGGGCGACGTGCAGGATGTTGTCCTGCTCACTTTGGCTTTGCCAGTGCTTGATATTCAGCATGGCCATGTTGAGTAGCGGCGGTGAACCACACATAAACCCGGTGCGCTTGGTGTAGAGCGTCACCAGGGTGATATCTTTACGAGAGGTCTCCCATTGATCGAATATCTCCCAGTTCGCCGCGCCCTCGGTACCTCTGGACTTGCGGTAGATTTCCACCTTCCCCGGCGTCAGATAACGTATCTGCTCCACCTTTGTTTGCCCGAAGTCATCACCGTCCTCGACAACCACCTCTTTGATGCGCAGCGCGGTGAGCACCAGCTTACCGTCCACCATCTTCGACTTCCAACCGATTACCTGGCGGGGATTAAGCATTGTGACGTACGGGCGCGCGCCTGTAGCTTTCTCATCCGCTTTGGTTTTCACCCTTTCGGGGTCAACTCGGGGATAGTCTACCAGCGCATGGGAGAGGCCATACTGCATCGCCAGGCCGAAGAATGACTGCGCCCAGACATCGAGGCGGGTACCCTCCAGGTCGATGTTCTTCGCAAACTCTCGCAGTTGTTCTGGAACGTTCTCGGCCAGCTTAATCGGCTCGGCAAATACGCGCCCGATGTTTTGCTTAATGGTCTCTTCGTAGGCTGGCAAAAGCGTGGCCACAGAGAGGCGTTTTTTATAGTCCTCTTTGTCTTCTTTCGGCCAGCGCGGGAGATATGCCTCGCCCAGTTGTCGCATATAGAGCGTGCCGCCCATCAGGGCATCGTTGATATCCCACGCCTCGACCATGTTCCCATAGTCCAGATTGGGTGTTGAGATGTCAGGCATGGAGTTACATCCGTAGTTGAGTGACTTTCCCGGTGGGCTTGATGATCGGGAATTGCTTCACGATGAAATAGCCACCAGCGTCGTTTGGGTGATCGTTGTCAGCTGATTTATCCGGCTCGCCGTTTGCCGCCCATACCTGCTGTTCAAGGCTGTCTGTGTAGACCGGGCAGCGAGCAACGTTAACTTTGTAGCGGCGCTCACCGTTACCGTTGCAGAACATGGCATTCATGGAGTTAATGCGATCCTTTACCGGCGGGTTGGCGGCGTTCACCACCACGCTGAATCCTGCCTGCTTGAGCTGGGCAATATCGGTGGCGCTGGCGTTATTGGACTTGCGTGAATCGCCGGAAGCATCCGGATAGATGTAAATCTGCCTGGAGGCAACATAGCGCCCGCCCTCGTAGCGCCAGAACTCTTCCTGGATACGCTTTATCATGGCCGGCGTGTCATAAACTTTTATCAATTCGCGTACCGCGCGCGGCTCGCCATTGCGAAGGACGTGGACGATGGCCGCCATTTTGCCAACGTTAAAGTCCATGCCGATATAGAGCGGTTCGCCTGCCTGTTCTTCATCAGTACAGTTATTCAGACGTCGATCGAACTGGTGATAGATGGTGCCGCTGGTCAGGTTGGTGAAGCGCCCCCTCAGATACGCCTTAATCAACTCCGGCGGGTAGGAATTCATCAGCGAAGGGATGTAATCCGCGGGCAGGTTCTTCGCGTTGTCGAACGTGCTGGCCTGTATCAGACCGTACAGGGCTGAGAGCTCTGGCTTTTCACGTACTGCCTTCACGAATTGCTGGTAAACGAATTTGAACCCCTCCGGCGTTGTCGTGACGTCAATACCGTTACGCAGCCCATCAACCTTGTAACGCATACGGGCGATGATTTTTCGCCAGGCTTGCTGCGCTTTGGCAGCCGCCATGACGTCCAACTCATCCACCATCGCGTTACCGATTTTGAAACCAACTATCGAGCCGGGCTTCTCCATCGAGCGGCATATTGTGGTCCCGCGGAACCGCCGCCCCTCGTAGAAGTGAACCTCTTTGTTCCCCTCATTGATTTTTACGTTCAGCCCCCAGTCAAAGGCCACCTCTTCGATCGTCGGGTAGAAGATGTCACGAATCTGCGGGTACGTCGGCGCGAAATAGCCCTGGTTGATTTTCGGGTGCTCCCACATTCCTTTGCAGATACCGCCACAACCCACCCACGTTTTACCGGAACCGAACCCGGCAACGTAGGCTTTAAACTTGTGCTCCATCGCGAGGAAGCGCGCCTGAGGAATGTTAAGTGTCGGGCTGATCCCCATCGTCTTCCCTCGCATCCACTACGTTGATATTGATCTGCACTGGTGTTGGTTCGTCATCATCACCATCACCGGCCAGCTCTTTGCGGAGTTTCTCAATCTCCAGCTGCCGGCGGTCGATTTCGATTTGCTGGAGGCGCTGCGCGAATTCGCTATCGGCCAGGCCCAGGCGCTTCATTACGGCTTCGTACATCCGTTCGCGGCTGATTGCCGTTATCTCGACACCATTCTTCCCCAGCTTGACGCCGGAATATGCCAAAGCAGCGTCAGGGGAGAGTTTCCTGGTATCAGCGAAGTAAGGCTGGCCTATTCCGTCACCATTGCAGCGCGGGCAGGCAGGGTTCGGCTCTTGGGTGTGGTCATATCCATAGCCGCCCACGTCGACTGGCTCACGCTTGTCGCGTTCTTTAGCTTCCAGCCGCTTCTCTTCAAACTCCACGGCATCGCGCCACTGATATTGATGGCCAAAGCCCCAGCAGTAACGGCACGCGCCGCGGCGATATTGTGAAAGCTGATTTGCATCGAAGGTGGCGAGCTGCCACATCTGCGCGAGGACCTCATCGGCACTGCCAAGCGTGCGCGCAATGGAGGCTTTCTGCTGCCGCGAAATGGCCTGGGCAACGTTAGGATTCGTTATGAGCTGGCGACCGTAGTTTGGGTCACTATAACCAGCACGTGCAGCGGCAGCGGTGGCGTTGTTGTCCTTCAGGTATTCCGCGACAAATAAGCGCTGCTGAGCGGTAAGTCCATCATCATCCACCAGCTCATTTGCGCTTTTATCTTTCTGCGCAGTGCGCATTTTTTTCTGCGCAGGTTTTTGCGCAGTTTGCGCAGTAGGTTTTTTGATATATCGACGGGCGGTAGCGTAATTCAGTCCCTGCGCTTCACACCATTCCTTTGGTGATACGCCGGTTGCGGCATGTTCGGACAGGAACCGTTGCTGAAGCTCGCCCCAGTCCGGTTTTGCCATTCTTTCCATTCCTGTTTCAGATAACCATTATCAAGCCCACCAGCGGATGAGCTTTGTAATGGTTAACAGTCAGCGTCTGGGCGGGCTACGGCACGACATGCCCACATGCAGGCTTCCTGCATTTTGGTGCGCGCAATGGCGAGACAGCGGGCAGCTTCGTGTGCTTCAGCTGAGTGGTTGGCGGTAGCAGATAACTCATCGTTGACATGCTCACGTTCTGTATCAAGTAAATTAGAGAAGTGTCGGCTGACACCCTTCAGGCGATTCATGCGCTCAATATCACCCGGCGTTAAGGTTCGATAGCCTTTAACGGTGGTGCCATCCTGCGGTTTAGCTTCGCTCATAGTTTTTTCTCAGTTGATTTCTGGTTGTTCGCCTGCCACGCTTTTTTAAAAGCTTACTGGCGCTCTTTTTCAATCTGCCGTATGCCAGCCAGGTTATTGTTGCCCTTCTCAATCACGGCCAGCAGCGGCTTAATCCAGAGCACAGCCTGGCAGTACGTTATTGAGCCGGCGGCAGCGGTACTATCATCGGCTGCGTCAGGTCCGTCGGTATCGGCGTGCACTGCGCTGGCACGTAAACGGTGCGCGTATTCGAGCAGCCCACGAGCGACATCAGCAGGAACAGGCAGATCACAGGTTTTTTCACGGCGGAGTATCTCCCGGTATTCGATTACGGTTTCTTCAGTGCTGGTGTCGATCAGGGAGTTAAGCTTATTGGCATGTTCTGCAACCTGATTGAAACGATTGAAGTTGAATGCCTGGGTGGCGATTACCTGCCCCTGCAAAGAGTTGTCACTTCGCAGAACGTCGTTATCGCTCTGTAGGCTACTGGCGTTTGAGCAACTCTTAACGAGAGCGACCGAAAGGCCAGCAATAACGACAACGCCGATAAGACCTGCATTAATTTTCATTGGTCTATCCCCCAGCACGCCAGCGCACTTTCTTGATCGCGCCGCTCGACCTGCCCATAGCAGCCATTCTTCTGGCCTTTGGTCAGACGGCAATCACGGCCACCGTCTTTAATCCACCAGCGAATAGCTTCACATGCCCCTTTCCGGTCACCAGCATTGATGCGCTTATAGAACGTGGACGGGAAGCATTTACCCGGCCCAATGTTGTACGGGCAGAAAGATGCGATCCCGGCTTTCTGCGGTTCGGTAAGCGGTACCGTAATATTGCGGTCAACCCACGCCAGAGCCTTATTTCGTTCGATGGCGTTCACCTGATTGCATTTGGCCTGTGTCAATTTCATGCCCTGCACAACCGGTTTACCATCAACCATCGTGGCGCCGCGGCAAATCGTCCAGATACCACCGCCATCTTTGTACGCCGTGAGGCTGTTACCCTCTTTCTCATTCAGAAACTGATCGAGAATGACGGATGCTGGCGCACCAGCGAGTACGAGCCCCAGAACAGCAGTACTCAATTTTGCTCTGGTCCCCATCAGTCACCTTCCTTTTGTAATGCCTCAACGACCACGCTTGCAGCTGCGGGACGTTCGTGAAGGGGTTTGTCACCAACGCCTTTCAGGTAGTCATTGACCATTTTTGTTCGCTTCTCATCCTCTTTACGCCTGCGGTGTGCATCTACACGCCCGTTGATGTAGGAGGCAAGCGAGATAAGCAAACCAGCAGCGCCAAAGAACATGAACACCAGATCCTGAGTGGTAAATCCAATGGCAGAAGCCAGAGCTGCTACCCACGCAAAGAACTGCGTGAAGATGTTCCCTGAATCATTCATTTTCATGGTCTCTCACCTCGCTGTGTGCGGGTGTTATTGAGGTAATAAAAAAGGCCGCTAACGCGACCTCACGTTTATTCCCCTGCCAACGCCCGTATTTCCCCCAACGTCTGATTAAACCTTTCCTCTTCGAGTTCAACGCCAATAGCCTGGCGGCCAAGTTCCAGCGCGACTTTCACGGTCGAACCGGACCCCATAAAGAAATCAGCCACCACATCACCAGGCTTACTGCTGGCGTTGATGATCTGCCGCAACATGTCTGCGGGTTTTTCGCATGGGTGTTTACCTGGGTAAAACTGAACGGGTTTGTGTGTCCAGACGTCGGTATAAGGAACGGATACGGAAACAGAGAAATGTCGCCGAAGTGATTTGTACTCTTCGAGCAGCTCTGAATACTTGCGATTCAACGAATGCCACATAGCCACCAACTGGTGGTGTGGTGTTGCCAGTTCGCCGTTCTGGTGCTTTTCGTTGGCTACCTGCGTGAAAAGGGACTGAAGCTTCCGGTAGTCTGATTCATTCGGTAATTGCCACTGGCTACCGCTGAACCAGTGAGACACCATGTTCTTCTTTCCAGTCGCATCGGCTATTTGTTTTGAGGATATGCCAAGCGCTTCACGTGCATCCCGAAAATAAGAAATTAGGGGAGTCATTAAATACTGCTTCAGCTCGCTTCCCTTCTCCGCGTAACCGTCGCTTTTTGGTTTATACGGCCCCTGGTAATGCTCGGCGAAGAGGATGCGCTCTGTTGCAGGGAAATAAGAGCGCAGGCTCTCTTTGTTACAGCCATTCCAGCGGCCCGACGGTTTAGCCCAGATGATGTGGTTCAGAATATTGAACCGCTCACGCATCATGATCTCAATGTCTGCCGCCAGGCGGTGCCCGGAGAATAGATAAAGGCTGCCGGCAGGTTTAAGCACTCGCCAGAATTGTGCCAGGCACATATCAAGCCATCGAAGATAATCGGCATCGCCCTGCCACTGATTATCCCAGCCATTAGGCTTGACCTTGAAATACGGTGGGTCGGTAACAATGAGGTCTACAGAGTCGTCAGGAAGTTGGGCAAGGTACTGAAGGCAATCGGTGTTCACTAATTGAGCACTGGATATTTTTACAGTATTTTTCATAGATCAGTAAGCGGGTCTCTGGTAGGCTCAACATGCTTTAGCGCTAAAGCGGTGGGCCTTGGTTCGCTTGTGACCTTCTACATGAGCAAATGGCTGGTCGGGTGCTACAACACCCACCAGCCGCCCATTCCACAAAAAAAAGCCCCCATCACTGGAGGCGCTTGTAACAACCGAATTGGTAATCTGATAACCCCGCCATTACCAGCTGCGTAAGTATGAGCTGGCATTTTTCACGGCTAAGGTGAGTATGCTGCGCAATTTCTCCTGCAGTTGCAGGGGACGCGCTTAATTCGTTATAAACTGCCTTTGCTTCCGCAGTCATATATGGTTGATTCTGCATGTTTTTTACCTGTTTTTAAGGGTGTGACATACAGATAACTCTGGTTGCCCAGCACAGCAAGCTTTCAATGCAGAAGTATAAAAAAAGCCCCACAGAGTTAACTGCAGGGCTTTAAACGAAGGCATTAACCCATCGTTAGAACCAAATTAACACAGATTCCGGAAATGTAAATAGCCCACGATGAATTCATGGGCTATTTTCTTGGGCACTATCTTGTTATCTGCTTGAGTTGCGCCTCCGCCCACGCTTCTTCAATGTCGAATTTAGTGATCAGTTGGTCGTAGAACCGCTTAACGGACTTTTCCCAGGTGGCAACAGATATTGCATCGGTAATACGGCAAACAGCCGCATAAGCCTCAGTGGAGGGGATGCGCTCATATCCACGTCCGCCGCAGCGCTTACAATCGGCCAGAACCGGCACGCCCTGCTTTTCAGTGAGGTCCTGATTCACTGCTTTACCGCGCCCGTGGCAGTCTTTGCAGGCGCAACTAACAACCTTTTTCCCCTTGCAGGTCGAGCAAAGTACCTTAGCGACTTCTTTCACCTGGCGCTTAACCTCGAAATCACTCGGAGATTGCTTAAGGTCTTTTGCCCACTGTGGAAGCTTCATGGTGTAGTGCGATTTCATCGTGAAAACATCAGCCTCAATGAATCCATGACCCGAGCAGCAATCACACTGTTTCACGCTGGCGGCGCTGCGAGAATAATCCTCGAAAGCAAATGTGGCCAGCTGGCGCATTACCAGTGGCTTAACCGTATCGTCCAGCTTGCGCAGCGCGGCAACCTTATCGCATTTGGTTAACGCGTACTCAGCCAGCAACTCAATCGCCCTCTCCCGATCGTTGTAACTGATGCCCATCTTGCCGAGGAAGGCACTGTATCCCATGGCGGCACGTTCCTGGGTCATGCCCATGGCCGCCATGATATCCGTCCCGGTCAGCGAATCTGAACCAGTGGCGCGCGGAGAGTCGCTAATCAGCGTCGACTTGGCGAAGTGGTATTTCACGGTGTTTTCGAGGTTCATTAGGCTGCTCCTGCTGAATGATAGATACGGACAAAATTACGAAGAATGCGGTAATCCACCAGCACCGATCCCCGGTAGCGGTAAATGCGAAGGCGCCGCCAGCGCGCGCGGAGTATCTCAAGCGTTTCTGGCTTCATCTGGCCTCCTCGATAATGATCTGCCCGGTTTCTCCCCAGATTTTGGTAACCCGTCCGTCCCAGACATGGCTATCCTCGTCAAACACTGCATCCAGCAAAGCTTTTTCCAGGTTGTCTTTGTCCGGCTTTTGTTGATGTGGCTGGCCGACATATTGCTCCCGCTTTGCCTTGCTCCAGCTCTTTGGCATGGGGATAACGAACGTGACGTGATATCCGGACTCAGGCAGACGGATGCCCAGCAGCCTGACATGTTCTTTGTATGCCCAGTACGCTGCTGTTTCTGGCCGTTTATGCCATCGGTCACGCTGAGTCATTCTGGGCTTACCAATCGGCGTAATTTCGTAAATTTTCATGCGGGCACCACCAGCCCGCGGCGGGCAACTTCAATCACTGTCAGAACAATCGCGCGGTCCATAAGCTGCCGGCGCTCTTCCCTGTTCAACTTATTCCCGTTATCAATGCTGTCATGACAGCAAACGCAGAGCGCAGCTGTCGCACAATCATCAGTTTTTAATGCCATTCCTTTCCCTTCGTTCCGGTGTGCCACCTGCGTTCCCCATGCTCCACAAAGAACACAACGCTCGATCTGCCCGACGGCGGCGAGCCACTTTTTGCTGCGATAAATAGCCATGCTCACCCCCATATCCGGTTTTGCCACCGGCGATTTATACGCGGTGGATTATTGCCTTCAGGCAGTCGGGCGCTGACGGTCCAGGTGATATAATCGGAGTTCAGGCTGCGCTCTACCTTTACGCCGCGGCGCTGGTATTCCGCCATGAGGTCTTCGGCCTGCTGGGTTGTGCAATCGGTATGATGGAACCAGGTATGCTTCATCCCCATCACCCCGCGAAACTCATGAGCTGCGCAGCGGCGTTCTCCGCCTCGCGCTGGTCCGTGAACGCTTTTGACAATATCCAGCGCCAGAGGACATCGAGCGCGGCTTTGTACAGCTGCTGGAACTCGATTTCGTCCATGTTCGCGAACGAGATGCTGCGAGGATGTTTCTGAAGGGTGCCATCCGGAAGCTTTATGGCGTCGTAATGCCCGGCCTGAATCGTCACCCAGGCGCGGTATGCATCGAAGGATTTACAGAGGCTGATCCCGTTCGTGACGCGGCGGCTCGCTACCTGCTCAAGATAGTGCTCAGCGGCATCAAGTAGTGCGCCTTCGTTGCCGCCGTAGGAAGCCAGAAATTTAGCGTAGCCGGTTACCAGCTTGCGCTCATTGGAGGAGATCGCGCCGCCGGTCGGCTCCCAGTATTCGAAGCCCAGATTCAGCAGAGCGAAAAAGCGTCGGTGAAACGCTGGATTGCGTACCTGTTTAAAGTCGGCCACCAGCACAGCGCCGAGCTTAATTTTGGATTGCAGTAAATGGCTGCTCTCCGGTGTAGCCGGGATCAGGATCCCTGAGGACTGTTTGATGAGTTGTAACTGCGCCATGGTTTACACTCCGTGGCGCATCGATGTCAGGTTGCTGGTTGTTCAGGCCAGCTCAAGAATTATGATTGCGTACATAGTGACAAGTCAATTTTTTGAAGTCATTTCCATTACAACTTCCATTATGGTTTCCTTCGACCAGTAACGATCGTCCCTGCTTAGTTTTCTGTAAGTTAATGAACTGTCGTTGGTGGAAATTATATACCGCTCTTCCGCCCCCATACTGAAGGTCAGCAGCTCTTTTCCTTTCCCATCGGTTATGGTCACTCGTAGATCTGACTGAGCTACAACTCCCACGTAATCCCCCTGAGCGACATACAGACGCGATTAGAAATTGTCGGCAGCAGCAGCATCAAAGGGATTCGCAAAAAGCGGTATTCTGAAAATGCGCGCCACACCTGAACAAAACGTTAAAAGAACCAATCGTCTGCGCTTTCCCATGTCTCCTGCAGAATTTCTTCTATCGTCTTCTTTGCATCCTTCTCAGCACCAACAACGCTTAACCCATCAGTACCTGCGCGTCGGATAACCAAGCTGCAATTATCAAACCGGTTATGCAGTCGCTTAAGCAATTCTTTCTCAAGCGCCGGCACAGCTCCATCTGGAAGTTTCTTCGTACGATCAATGGTTAATTCAACTTTCATAATTGCCTCCGCTGCCATTACTGTATACTTATACAGTACACCGCCAGGTGTCGATTATCAACTTCTTAGCAGCACGAAATGTTAAACAACAATTCATATATTGTTGTTTTTGTTATTTTTAAAGAACTCAAAAAGAAGCCAAAGGCAGATTTGTAAAGAAAAATTAAAGATAAAAAGCTTCCTTACCGATAAGAAAGATCGATTAGCAAATATTTACACTTCACGTAATATTTACGAACTTTGACGAACTCAGATGGTCTACAATGACTACAACAGTTTATGACCGTATCAGTCGTTTGATAGCTAGTGATTCCCGTTGGTCTTGCGACCTAACTGAGCAAGGTTATCCTGGACATGTCTTATATATCGACGATACAGGTTTCGGCAAGATTGCCGACAGAAACGATTTTGTCATGACCTTAGCTGGAAATGGTCACCTAATCGAACAATGGAAAATCTGGTGGTCGGGTGATTTATCGGACCAAGAACCTCCAGTTGTTTTACCTACAGGACAATCGGTTGTATTGCATATAGTCAAAAAATCCACTAACGAAGTGATTTTTGACAAGGGTAATGTTATTGCGGCCACCTGCACTCAAACCCGTGAATTACAAGCTGTATTTTCAGGTTCAGGCGGCGGCATTGCAGCACAAAACTGGTTATCTTCACATTGTGCCCGGACAGCCATTAGTGAAGCTAAAGAGTTAGATCCGTACACTGGTGGAGAGGTAAGGTTTGTCGACTTTACCAGCAACAAAACCAATTTAGAAACATCAGTGACTACCATTGCAGAAGTTAACCAAGCTCTATTGATGAGGGGGCTTATTATGGATACCAAGAATCCGCATGTACAACACGTTTCGATCAGCGCTCAGGAAGTTGCGGACGTTCGTCAAATGTTGGTGAATGGCAACATATCCCCATGTGCTCCAATCGGAAAAAAAACCCAGGATTGGGACGATGCATCCAAACAGCGTCTAAAAAGTGCGATCAATCGTATCAGAGAAGAAGAATCAGCTTAATCTCTGATATCTGAATAAAAACCGGCCCTGAGCCGGTTTTTTTCTTTTTACGCGGCTATCTCTTTCTTAGAACACAATTCTGGTAGGTTGGCTCGAACCAGCGCCTCGGCGAACGGCGGCGGAACTGCATTACCGCAGCGGGCTACCTGCTTATCCTTCGCATACTTCACGCCGCGGTAGTCTCTGTCGATGATGTACCACTCAGGGAAACCCTGCGCCCGGTATAACTCATGTGGCTGCAGCATGCGCATGCCAATATCAACGATGCGATACACAACCCCTTCGATGGTCACCAGGCCAGTGCTTTCCGGTCCGCAGTATTCGCGCAGGTACTCCAGCGCCTGCTGCGCACGCAGCTCGTCGTACCCGTCAACGGCAAGCAGTGTTTTCACTTCTCCCACATGCGTGCCGCCGGCGGTAACAGTCGGCATCGGCTCATCGGTGCGCTGCCCGTCCCGGCAGGTGCCGCGAAGCTTCACCAGATGAGAAGTAACCGTGGCGTGGTGATTTCCCGTGGTGATGGTATGCGTAGGCTTCCCCACTTCCCCGCCCGGATGGCCAGTGTTATTGACCATCAGGTGCGCAGCGACAACTGCATGGTGATCAACAGTTGTCACTGAATGCATCGGCTCGTCCATGCCCACCCCAGCCCCCTGATAATTCCCGCCATAGTGCTTAATCAGATTCGCGGCCACCAACCCGAACTTGCCGCCACCGGCGACGACCGTGCCCAGTGGCTTATGCAGACCAGGTACGCGAGGCTCCTGCCCAGGGCGTTCGCCATAGCCCATCTGAATGAGCGTGGGCATCACCAGCTGCGATTTACCGCCACCACCAGCCGTAATAGTCGCGCTTGGCTCGTCAGCACCATGTCCGACACTGGCGCCGAACTGGCGGGCAATGAACGGCGCCAGCGCCGCCTCAACCAGCCCCAGCGCGTGTCCATTACCGCCCGGGCGCCGGGATGTGCCAGCGGTGACCGTTGGTACCGGCTCAGTTACTGGTTGCCCGGTGGCACCGGTGCGGAACTTGGTCAAGTGCGGCACAGCTATCGCATATCCATGGGTTTTGGTAATGGTCTGCAGCGGTTCCTCCAGCGCCTGGCCGCGGAAGCAGTCGTATTTACCTTTCGTCGTGGTGTGGTTGCACTTCACGATAAACGGCGCCGGGTTATCTAGGACGAAACGCTGTATACCGCGGGCGATGCGCTTCAGCGTGTTCTCCGCCAACGGCTTTTTGCGATCAAAGATAGACGGCGCACCAATCGACCAGTCGATACACTCTGCGGCGGTCCGCCATGGCGCCAGTCTGCCCATTTGGACAGCTGGCGACTTCGGATCCGCGTGGGTTGCTTGCGGCCAGGCAATCGGCTGCCCATCCCGGCGCATCACCATGAAAAAGCGTTTCCTGATGGTCGGAGCGCCATAGTCGCATGCACGCAGCTCGCGATAGTCCACATCATAACCGAGCCCGGCCACCAGCTGCTGCACCTGCTCACTGTCCGGTGACAGCTGCAGGAACTCGCAGCATTCCAAAAGCGCAGGATGATCAGCGGGCACACCGGTGCTCAGCATGCCAATAAACGCCTCGAATGTTTCACCGGCGCGCTCAGGATCCGGCCGCATCTCTCCAACCAGCAGCGGACCCCACGTTTTAAACTCTTCCACGTTCTCCAGCATCATTACGCGCGGGCCTACTTCCAACGCCCAGCGAATCACGATCCATGCCAGACCGCGTATAGCTTTCTCAACCGGCTTAGCGCCCTTGGCTTTTGAGAAATGACGACAGTCCGGCGAGAACCAGGCGAGCCCTACCGGGCGACCGGCAGTAGCAATCTTCGGCTTTACCTCATACACGGATTCGCAATAGTGCAACGTGTCCGGATGGTTGGTGGTGTGCATCGCCACGGCGTTCGGGTCGTGATTGATCGCAATGTCCACGCTCCGGCCGGTAGCCAACTCAATGCCTGTGCTTGCACCGCCGCCTCCGGCAAAGTTATCAACGATAATCTCTCTCACGCGTATTCCTCCATGGCAGCGGCCAGCGAACGGGCAGCAGCGATAATTGACGGTACCGGCATTCGTTCCAGCCACATCCGATTGATGTGATGCTGCAGGCGGCGCTGGTGGTGCGCCGGGAGAGCCCCTGCGTTTTCAATCTGTCTGTAGACCATACTGACCTCGGCAGGCCATACGGTTTCAGGCACCTCCGCCAGCAGTAGGCTTTCCAGCTCGATAATTCGTTTTGTGGCGTACTGCAACTGCGGGTCAAAGTTATTCTGAGGCTCACCGTCTTTAACGAAGGAAATCCAGTGGGTTTTGTCATTTTTCCCGGTGCGCTGGCCTATGATTGGCTTCACATCCGTCAGCGCCAGAACCTGGCTAACTGGTATCTGCGTTTCGTTCCATTTAAAAATGAGAACACCGTGTGGCCGCAATACGCGGAATGCTTCCTCAAACCCGGCGCGAAGGTCGGCACGCCAGGTAGCTTTGTTCAGTCTCCCGTATTTTTTCCCCATCCAGGCAGCTTCCCCAACTCGTTCAAGATGGGGAGGATCGAACACCACTACAGGGAAGGTGTTGTCAGCAAACGGCAGCGCGCGGAAGTCAGCAATCAGGTCAGGACGGATAACCAGACGGCGGCCATCGCAAAGCTCATGCTCTTCACTGCGAATGTCGGTAAAGACAGCACGAGTGTCGTGTTTGTTAAACCAGAACATGCGGGAACCACAGCACATATCCAGAACGGTTTGCTCAGCCATGTTCCCCCTCCTCCTCGCTGGCGCGGACACCAGCATTAGCAAGAGCAGTCAATACGTCATCGCGTGCATACCATTCACCGTCAGGTTCTTCTGAGCAAGAATATGACTGCACATCAAAGCGCTGGGGCAGCTTCACCTCCCGCGCCTCCAGTTCAGCATTCCTCTGGTCTTTGGCTTCCAATTCACCCAGCAGCACCAGAACGCGCTTAGCCAGCCAGCATTTCTCTTCGTCGCCGTAAGGATTGTCAGCAATCTCTCTGAGTCGACCAGTGCTGATATCACCGCCATCAGCGCGGTAAGGACGTTTATCGATGTTGCTCATTGAGAGGCTCCCCGGTGCGTAAAACGCTCCCTGTCAAAGTCGATAACTGCGCGCTGGTCGCGGAAGATGCCGCAGCGACCGTGACGGATGAGATTCCCCCGCTCCACCGCAACTCGGATGTATTTCTCTGCGGTGGTGCGATGCAGGCCAAACATTGCGACGATGTCTTTGGTCGTCGCGTGGCCATGTTTTTTCACCATCTCAATAATCCATGCGATGAACAGGCTGCGTTCCTGCTGAGTCTTAGGCCTTGCCATTCTCCACCTCCGCGTTTACCAGCTGCTGCACGAGATGTTTATGCCGACCAACAACGCGCACCGCATCGCGCAGTTTCTCAAGGCTCGCCAGCTTGCTTCTGGTGCGGTGGATTTCACGGGAGATCACCCGAGCGGTCGGAATGGTCTGGGCAGTTGTTCGCCCTTCGGTGAAAGAGGGGAGCTCCCTGGTAATCTGCGCGATATCCTTCGGCTGCGCGGTAGAGGCCAATTCAGGCTCAGCACTGACTGCAGGCACGGATTCAGCTGCAGGTTCTGGCTCCGGTTCTGTCGAGGACACCGGCAGCGACCAAGTCACGCCTTTGCCCTGACCGTTCTTCACCACAACGCCCTGGCGCTCCAGCGCCCGCATTACGGAGGTCATGCCGCGAGCGTTACGGTTCACCGCTGTTGCCAGTGAAGGGGTATCCATGGCGCCATTCTTTGCCAGGAGACTACGAATAACAGCCGGGTCAACTGGTTCAGGCGCTTCGCCATGCAGTGCAGGCTTAGGCTGGCGAACGAAAGCAACACGCTTCGCATCTTTAGCTGAGCCAATGAACCAACCACCGTCGGAGAAATCACAAAGACCTTGCTCGCGCTGTTCGCGCAGCATGTTTAGAGCTTCGACAGGCTCGACATCCAGACGGGCTGCCACTTCGCGGTAAGTCGCCCGGCCCATTTTTTCCAGTGCTTGAATTACGGTTTCCATGGGAACTCCTATCAAATAAATCCAGCGCTTTTGCGTTGTTCGTATTGAGCCTTCAGCATTTCTGCTGGCGTAGGTCCGCTTGCTTTAGCGGGAGCGGCGATCGCGCGGCGAACTGGTGGAATGGGCTTACCTTCAGAGATACGTTTCTCCCAGTCTGCGAGACATTTTGCGGCCGCCTGGTGCAACTCCTTTTCTGTCATCTGGCGATCGGTACTCTGGCGGCGAAGCTCAATGCAAATGTGATAGAGAACAGGCGCTGGCCATGGGTATTGCTCGCTGGTCGGATACCGGAACACCAGGCGGCGCCACTTCCAGTATTCGGCCATCACTTCGTCAACCGTAATGCCCAGCAGGCAGACTTCCTCTTTGCACCAGGCAACGAACTGACCCGGGGAAGGTAGAAATGGTTTCTCCTGGCGGCGTGCCACTCGCAGACCGGCGCTCACCTGCTCCATGGTAGTGATCCCATTTTCACGGAATGCCAGCACCCACTGGCGACGCAGCTCGTTGAACTCGGCCTGGTCGTTAAAGCTGTGCACGCTGGCCGGGAACGCGGCGCGCAATGAGCTGAATAGGGCGTTAAAAATTTCGGCCGTCTGCTCAACCTGCGGGCGTTCCGCCGGCGCTTCGGGCATACCGTTTGCGATGCGGCGGAAATTCTCGCGATCACAGTTCATCAGCTGCTCAGAAAGACTTTTCATCGAACACCCCGTTTATCCAGTCTGTGTTGTTGAAATCGATCTTGCCCTTCGCAGTGGACTTCGTTGCCTGTCCACCGCTGCGCAGGCGTTTGGTTGTCAGGTCGTCCCACTTCCTGCGCAGGCTTGATGGGCTCAGGATGTTGTCTTTCCAGAAATCATCCTTGTTGGCCCACTTGAACAGGTCGCAAATCTCGAAGTGAGTACGGTTGTCCTGCACGCGCATCAGACGGATTGTGTTAGCCCATTCGACCCACTTCGGCTCGCTCAGGCTGGAATTGACCGTCAGGCGCAGGGAATGAATCCAGCGAGCGGCTTTGAGATCGTCAGCAGTTCCCCATGACTTACCTGCAGGCGTGTAGATGCCGTCTGCAGCTTCAGGGTGACGAGAGAGGAATTTTTGAGTTATCTCGTTTCGGGATTCTTTAGAATTCCGAGACGAAGAGATCTTATTATTTATATTGTTGTTATTACATTGTTGTTCATGATTCTCGGTGAAATGCGCGGCCTTATTCGCGGGTAAATGCGCGGCATACCCTCCGCAAGCCGCACCACTGCTGGCTTCGTCATGCGCGGGGTAATGCTCGGCGATATGCGCGGGGAATTGCGCGGGTAAATCGCTCGCTTTTTGAGCGTATTGCTCATAATTTGTGATGGTTATCACAGTGCCTTTTCGCTTCTCTCCAGAGCGAGAAATCATTCCTTCACGCTCGAAAATATCCAGCATTCTATCCACGGCGTGACGACTACATGGCTTTCCGTCCCTATCGCATAATTTCAGCCCCAAATCGGCCGATGTGGTTACCAGTTGTCCGGTTTGTAATGGCCATTGGCGGCCTTTAAAGTTCGCCGTGTAGGGCTGGCGCGCAGCCCCCAAAAGAAGGTTTTCCCACAGCGTGCGCAGGAACACATCTTTCGCCCAGGGCTTCTTCAGTACGCTCCGGTACAACGGGATGAATCCGGTCTTCTGGTTCTCCATCCGGTTGCTCCTGATGGCACTACGTGCCGCAAAATCGGCATAAGCGACATTCGACATGCTATGCCCCTTTTGCCTGGTGTTTATTACATGCGTTTGTCATAATGACCTCGCAATTACGTCGCGTTTTTGCACCCGAAGGCCGTTGGTGTTCGCGCACCGCGGCTTTCACCTTTTCAGAACAGACCCTGCTGCTTCTCGCGCTTAACGCGTTTCGACTCAAACCGATCTGCCGGGACTGTCTGTTTCTCTGCCCATAACTTCGCGTGACGCAAAACATCATCGAAAATCCTCCCCTTACGACTTGCCTGAGACATTCGCCTGTACATATCGACGGCCTGGAATGCCCCCCCTGCGCGACAGCTGCGGTGAAGCCCTGTCGGATAAGTTCTTCGCGAACGTGCTTTTCAATAAATTCGACATGATTCACTGTGCACCTCACATGACTCCTGGGCCCATGACCGCGAGACCACTCAGAACCTGAACAACAGCCTCCCCTGGCAGAAGCGCCAGCAGGTGTTCAATGCCCTCTCTCACCTCTTTCACCAGCTGATGCTGAGGCGCCTTCAGAATTACCGCGCGTTTCGCTTCGCCGATCTCCTTCTCCATCGCTGCATAACGCGTCATAAAGCAGTCTTGGGGTACCAAGCGGCCACGGAACTCAAGCGGTAGAACGGCGAGGATCGCGGGTGACAGCTGGCTGATGTTTTTGCGGGCATACTCCGTATCACCATCGAGCCAGCGGAAGAGTTTCTGACGCTTACGGCTCAGGTCTTCGGGAAATTCCAGCCCGGCGCCGCCCTGCCGCTCCCATTCCTCAACGATGATTCCGGCAACGACATCCTGGTTATCCAGTGACGCGGCCCAGGCACGAACGGCATCGCGGATCTGTTCGTGCTTATCTGCCGTGCTTGGCTGATTGCGATTTATCATCGCCACCGGAGTTATTCCGGTATTTTGTTGATATGAAATGGCATGCATGGTCAGGACTCCTGTTTTGGCAGCCCGTCTGTAGGGTTTGGATATGCTTCTGGATCAATTTCATGAGGTGTAATTTGCCAATTCAGGAACTGACAAAGCGCACGAACTCGTGACGTTGGGACTTTTCCAGAATTCATCCATCGACTAACCGCCTGAGATGAAAGGCCCATAGCCTCACCAAGGGCAGTTTGAGTAGTGATTGATTTCACTTTTTTCTTGAGTTGCTCGTTCATGACTCCTCCTTAGGTTGTGAACAAGCATACACATTGAAACTGAACGTTTCAAATAAATTACTCCAATTTGTTTCAGTTACTTCTGAAACATAGGGTTGTAAAATGGAAAGTATGAATACCGAAACCAATAAAGTTTTCGCATACAGGTTCAACCAGGCTCTTACGGAGCATGGTTGGAATCTTTCCGATTTAGCCCGCCGCGTTGGTGTAACGCCGCAGGCGGCACAGAAGTGGGCGAAAGGAATTTCTATACCGCGCGGTCTGAAGCTCAAGTCCCTCGCCGAAGTAACTGGAAAGCCCGAACACTGGTACTTCATGCAGCCAGACACAGATGATCCTGAGGTGATGGCTCAGCTTGGTATTCCCAAAAAACTAGATGTTACCGAAGAGGCCCTTCTTGCTATCTTTAATCAGCTCCCCGAAGCTGAAAAATTACGCCTTATCATTCATGCAAAGGGCGTGTTGAAAGAACTGGAAGAGCTGAAAGATGATGTTGGTGATCTGATTAAAAACCTAAACCGCTAACCCCTCTCCCCTTTCCAACGCTGGCATTGCCGGCGTTTTTTTACGCCCTCAATTACTAAAGTTAGTTTCAATTCGCTTGACCATTGAAATAATTGGTTGTAACTTTAAGCCATCGACAACACGCGCACCGTTGTCAGGTTAAGAAATGTTCCGCCAGCCTGGCGACAAGGGCAAACAAGGGGATTGAGATGAAACGCAACCCATTAGTACCAAACAGCGGTCGCGCTGTTCCAATGCGCAACCAGCGAACCGGAGCAGCATGGCTGGTCTCTTTTAACTACAGCGACGGCACTTACTGGCACGAACCGCAGGGCAATCTGCGCCACATACGCCGGCCATATGCTTCGCGCAGCATCGAACCGCATCTGGTCCCAGCAGGTACGCACTGATGAATACTCTTTTTGCATTAGTGCTGACCATTGGCATGACCAATGGCGAATTCCAGGACGTAGTTGTTGATGTCTATGAAAGCCAGCAGCAGTGCGAACAAGCAGCTGTTGAACAACACGTGACAGGAAACTGTTACCCGGTTGAAAAAATTGTACGCGCCGATGAAGTTCCAGCTGACACCACGGCGCAATTCTGAGGAGACGATGATGCTGAAGAAATGCGCTTACTGCCGCAAGCTGATCGAGCAAGGGAAGGAAGTTAAAAACGAACTGCTCTTCATCCACGGCTCGCAGCTGAAACGCGAACAACGCGATTACTGTTCAGTACGTTGCGCTTCGTTCGACCAGATGGCTCACGAAGCATAACGAAAACCCCGCGCAAGGCGGGATTCACGTCCGGTGCCACCGACCAAAGTTACACCGGAATTTATACCAAACCAAAAACACACCCAATGGGCGCTATCTCTGGCCCGGGGATCTTACATCCAAAAATGAGGATCTGACATGGAATTTTTCCATCTGCTTAAAGCCAGTCAGAAGTCTGGCAAGAAAGATGCGGTGATTTGGTTCACTGCGAAAAGTGCAGCGCGCGCCAATCTTCAGCTCGATGTGGCACTGGAAGAAGCCGGCATTGAAGAAACTGGCCGCGGTAAAGACTACGCCAAACCGATCCGCACTGATTTCCCTGTATATAACGACCTGCCGGAAGAAGGCGCAGTGGATTACACCTGGTGCGAGCGCTACGAACTGCAGGACGACGGCCGCACCTGGCTGCCAAAGGCTGGTGGTGAGTCGGCTGCAGTCGTGGACAACACTACTGCACCGGAAACGACCGTTAAAGTGGAAACTAACGTCGAGAGCGTCCCACTTGAAAATCGCACTCCAGCGGTACGTTTTGCCATCCACCTGACCAGCGACAAATATCAGACGCATATCAGCAAAGAGCAGCAACTGGCTGCCAGCGAAATGTCACTGGATGAAGGTAACGCCTATCTCCAGAACCTGCTGCTGGCGAAGAACGACATCCCTGAAGTTGCCGAACTGAGCCTGAATGCTGAGTGGAAACTGGTGCAGGCCGTCAAAGACATTTTTCCGCAGGATAAAGAACACGAATGCGCGCTGCTGGCTACCTTCATGTCGAGCTGGATCAAAGCCGAAGCTGGCGATCGCACTCAGCTGGTTGATGACTGGAAGAGTGGAAAGCTTCCGGCAACAGCGGAAGGCGATGTTGGTACCACCTCGGAGAATGTCTGTGATGCGGTGAGAGAGTTCCGCGAGCGTGAACTCCCGGTATTAACGACCGTCGCCACCCTGCCTTTCCGTCAGCGTCTTCTGGCGCAATACATCGCTGACAAACAGTATTTCTACCACGTCGATGAAGAGCAGAAGAAAGCCATTCTGAAGCTCGAACTGGACGTGGACAACAGCTACGTGCAGAACATGATTCTGGCCGCCGAAAATGTTGAGGGCTTCAAGAAAGCACATGAGCCCGATATATGGAAAGTGGTCAATGCACTGAAAACCATCTTCCCTGTTGATGGAAAACGCACTGAGCTGTCTGTCGTCATCCAGTTCTTCAAAGCGTGGTTCAGCACCGAGCACATTGACCGCGGGATCCTGACGAGGGAATGGTCCGCCGGCAACCGCATCAGCAATGTACAGCGCACTGACGCCGGGACTAATGCCGATGGCGGGTACGTAACTGACCGCGGCGCTGATGCACACCACACCCTGGATACCCTCGATCTGGAGATTGCCTGTGCCCTACTGCCGATGGACTTTAACCATCAAGAAATTCCGGGCAGCATTCTCCGTCGCGCCAAAGAAATTGTGACGAAAAAAGAAGAGCCGTGGAAATCATGGAGCAGCATTCTGCGCAACCAGCCCGGCGTTCTGGCGGTTAACCGCACGGCTATTTTTAACCTGGTGCGCATTGCACCAGAGAATATTCACCTGACTCCAGTTGCACACCTCGAGTTCGTTAACCGAACTATGACGACAAAATTCAATGAAGCGACTGAGCTTATGCCTATCCGTGCGGCCAGCGAGAGGCAGGAGAGCGAGAATCCAGACGCAGTTGCTGATTCTGAGATGCCGGAAGCACAGCCGGGCGGCGCTGGAAAGACCGATCGCAACCCTAACTACAAACCCGATTTTAACGGGCTCGATACTGAGATTGCGCTGGCAACACTGTCAACGGATTTCAATATTTATGACATACCAACAGATGCCTACAACCGCGCAAAAGATATCGTTGTAGCCAAAGACAGTCCGTTTAAAGAATGGTCAGCTGCACTGCGTAATATTCCGGGTATTCTGGACTATTCGCGTGCTGCCATCTTCGCGCTTATCAGGAGTGCTCACCCATCGTATTACCTGAATCCAGCTCGTCTTGCCGGATACATCAGGGCGAACCTGACCGAAACCGACCACGAGAATCCTTCAGCGGAAGTGCTGGCGGCGGCGCGCCACACCCCTGAAGTGAGCTGGGAAAGTGAAGTTAATGAGCAGATTGAAGCGGAAAAAGCCGCAGCCAACCAGCCGCAGGTCTCAAACCTAGGCGGCGGCATCTTCTCCATTGATGCCTTAATGGGTGGAACTACCGATCCGGTCATCAATACCACCTCAAATGAAGTCGAAAAAACGGAAAACGCAGCGGAGACCACCAGCGATGTGCAGATGGAAACGACTCAGCCAGAGAAAGTCGAAAATACTGTTCCGGTACAACCAGGCGAAGGCGCTGATGCAGCTGATACGCAAGCAGTTACCGTAGCTCCGGCAGAGATACTTGCCGCTGCCGCGCCAAGCCTGGCGAATCAGGAACATGCGAGCGTTGACCATAAAACAGAATCAGCCAGCCAGAATAGCGATCCTGCACACCAGAATGAACCAGAACCGGCGCAAAGCGAGCCAGAAGTGCAGCAGGGAGAACCAGCTGTTGAATTTCCTGCTTATTTCGAGCCAGGCCGCTATGAAGGTCTGCCGAACGATGTTTACCACGCCGCCAACGGCATCAGCTCAACCCAGGTGAAAGATGCACGTGTGTCGCTGATGTACTTCAATGCGCGCCACGTTGAGAAAACCATCGTCAAAGAGCGGTCCGCGGTACTGGACATGGGTAACTTGGTACATGCGCTGGCGTTGCAGCCTGAACAACTGGACGCAGAATTCAGCGTTGAACCGGTAATCCCGGAAGGCGCATTCACAACGGCCGCGACCCTGCGCGCCTTTATCGATGAGCACAATGCCAGCCTGCCGGCGCTGCTGTCTGCCGACGACATCAAGGTGTTACTGGAAGAGTACAACGCCACCCTGCCGCCGCAGGTTCCGCTTGGCGCTAACCTGGAAGAAACGGCGCAGAACTATATAGCGCTGCCAGCTGACTTCCAGCGTATTGATGGTGACCAGAAGCAGACGGCGACGGCAATGAAGGCTTGTATCAAAGAGTACAACGCCACCCTGCCGACGCCGGTTAAAACCAGCGGCAGCCGTGACGCGTTGCTGGAGCAGTTGGCAATCATCAACCCTGACCTTGTGGCTCAGGAAGCACAGAAACCGGCACCACTAAAAGTGTCCGGTACCAAAGCAGACATGATCCAGGCCGTGAAGGCAGTCAAACCAGATGCCGTGTTTGCCGACGAGCTGCTGGATGCCTGGCGCGATAACCCGGAAGGGAAAGTGCTGGTCACCCATCAGCAGCTGAGCACCGCGCTGAATATTCAAAAAGCGCTTCTGGCTCACCCGACCGCCGGCATGCTGCTGACCCACCCGAGCCGCGCCGTCGAGGTGAGTTACTTCGGCTTTGATGAGGAGACTGGCCTGGAAGTTCGTGTGCGCCCTGACCTTGAGATCGACCTGGATGGCGTGCGTATCGGTGCTGACCTGAAAACCATCAGCATGTGGAACGTTAAGCAGGAAAGCCTGCGCGCCAGGCTGCACCGGGAAATTATTGAACGTGATTATCACCTGAGCGCGGCTATGTACTGCGAAACCGCGGCGTTGGACCAGTTCTTCTGGATTTTCGTCAACAAAGACGAGAACTACCACTGGATCGCAATCATCGAGGCATCCGCTGAACTGTTGGAGCTGGGCATGCTCGAGTACCGCAAAGCGATGCGCGCTATCGCAACCGGATTCGACACAGGTGAATGGCCAGCACCAATCACAACCGACTACACCGACGAACTGAACGACTTCGACCTGCGCCGCCTTGAAGTGCTGCGTACTCAGGCATAAGGGGAATGATGATGGAAAACATGAATATCGTAACTGCTGAGCAGCAGGCTCCAAACACTATTTCTGCCAGCAACTCAATTTTCAACGTTCAGGCATTAGGTCAGCTGCAGGCTTTCGCCGGGCTGATGGCCCAGTCTGTCGTTACAGTACCAGCGCACCTGGCAGGAAAGCCTGCGGATTGCATGGCGATTGTTATGCAAGCCATGCAGTGGGGCATGAACCCTTACGCGGTGGCGCAAAAAACGCATCTGGTCAACGGGCAGTTGGGTTACGAAGCGCAGCTTGTTAACGCCGTAATTACCAGTTCCAGCGCCATTCATGGCCGTTTTCATTATCGCTACGGCGGCGACTGGGAACGTTGCACCAAAACCAAAGAAGTGACCCGTGAAAAAATGGGTAAGAACGGTAAGTACACCGTTACCGAACGTGTTCGCGACTGGACTGATGAAGACGAAGAAGGTCTCTATGTTGAAGTCGGAGCAATTCTTCGTGGGGAAAGTGAAATCACCTGGGATAAACCTCTTTACCTGTCGCAGGTGGTTACTCGGAATTCGCCGCTGTGGGTTTCAAAGCCCGACCAGCAAATAGCCTACCTCGGCGTGAAATATTGGGCGCGCTTGTACTGCCCACACGTGATCCTAGGCGTTTACACGCCTGATGAGATTGAGCAGCCCACCGAAAGGGAAATTAATCCGGCACCGGTTCAGAAAATGAGCCTGGCTGATATCAAAGGTGAAAATGTAGTAAACACGCAGGATTCTCATGAGCCATCTGTAAATATCGACACTCTGGCCAAGGATTTCCGCGACCGCATTGAGGCCGCTCAGGATGTGGATAGCGCCAAAGCGCTGCGTGCCGACATCGAAACAGCGAAAGCGACGCTTGGATCAGCACTATTTACCGAGCTGAAAAACAAAGCCGTGAAGCGCTATTACCTGGTGGATGCACGCAACAAGGTGGAAGCGGCGATCAACTCCCTGCCCCAGCCCGACGAGCCGAATGCCGCTGACCGATTCGCGGAAGCCGAGCGCGTGCTGGCATCTTCAAAGCGTCACCTGGGCGACGAGCTGCACGATCAGTTCAGCATCACCCTGGCGGATATGAAACCGGAATACGTGGACTAAGGGAGGCGGGAGGGTCCGCCCTCCCGGTAACGATATGAGCAAATCATTAAATGCACGCTGTATCCGCCGCTGGGAAGTTGAGTTCAAAGGTCTTTGTGATTCGAAGGTGAGCCCGTGGTGGCACAAGCGCGATCTCCGCGGCTATATCCGTGAATGCGCCCTGACAACTGCTGACTGCATGGTAGAGAACCTGGCCTATAACAACGCAATGCATGATTTTTTTGCTGAAAACGGCGATGACTGTGGCTGGTCTCCAGAGTTCTCGGTTTGGTACGACAGCAGCCGTCGTGAGAAGTACAGAAAAGAAGCACTGAGCTACCTCAATGAAGAGGCCAGCAACGACGAGATCGACGAAGAGATTCAGAACGAGCTGGAGGCCTGGAATGACTAATATCGCCACTTTCACAAATGATCAATTAATCGCGGTGTGCCGTGCTGACGTAGCTGAAATGTCGAAGTTCTTAAAAGAGGGGGAATTCAGCAACCCGTCACGTGCGGCCCTGTATTTGCGTATTACAGAGATCGCGTTGGCAACACTGACGGCTGAGCCGGTACAGGAACGCGAGCGGGTTCGCCGTGAACACGCCGAATGGTCGCAAGCTACTTTCGGAAGTGTTGGTCCAGTCGGCCCTTTAAAGCATCTGTCGAAAGAAGCGCTTGAGGCAGCAGCAGAACCCGGCGACCTCAGCGAATGGGCTGATATGCAGTTCCTGCTTTGGGACGCTCAACGCCGCGCCGGCATCACCGACGAGCAAATCATAGCGGCCTGCATCGAGAAATTGGCGATAAACAAACAGCGCCATTGGCCCGAGCCAAAGGATGGGGAACCACGGATGCATTTCCGTGGAGAAAGCGAGGCAATCAACGCCCGCCGTCGGCGCAACCGCGAATCAAATAAGCGTGCTCGGGAACGTGAAACACCATCGCAACGCAAAGCCAGACTGGCAAAAAATAGGGAGAGGATGGCTATCAGACGCAAAGGCGGTGAAGCATGAAACTGATTAACCGCGGTAATCAGCAGTCTCCTATCGCGCGACAGGCATGCGACATCGCACTGACTGCCCACCAGCAAAGATACGGCGACTATGGGCGCAGCAAGATGAAAGAGACGTATACGGTGAAGGTTGAAGGCGTGAAGGTCTGGGTGGAGGTGGTGAACCGCAAGGCGAGCTATGTGGCCACGGCAATGACCGGCATGCGCCGCTTGCGTGCCCTTCCCGGCCAGGCGTCCTGATAAAGAATTATCAAACGGCCCCGGTTGGGGCCCTTGGAGAACGAAGATGAGCAAAGCAACCAATAAATTTGAGCTGATGAGCACTAAAGACATCTGCGGGCAGCTGTGTATTTCCTCACGTACGCTCGAACGCTACAGGAAAAGAGCCCCAAACGAGAACCCTTTTCCTGAGCCCGATTGCGCTTACATGGGTGGCCCCAATAAATGGCTAAGAACTAAAGTCACTGCCTGGCAGATTAAAGAGATGTCACGTTCAACCCGTAAGCCGATGTCTCACCTGAATCTAACCCGTGATGATAAAGGCCGTCTCACCCGACCTGACGCGGCGTGA